GGCGTTCGCTGCATTAAAGTTAGCCATAATTTATCTCCTAATTATGAGTTTTATTTGACCCGGCCTTCAGCATATGCAGTCACAATGTCTGACTCCATAGCTTCATATCTTCCCGGATCGCTTAGTCTGAGGTTCATTAACTCAGACCGTTTGTAAATTTTCTGACTTGAACCTTGACCCGAATTACCATACTCTGTAGAAGCATTTTTCAATCTGGTTCCCCTATCCTGATTAGCAAGATTTGCTTCAGCGTGTATTGCTTTCTTATGGACTTCCCAATTTCCCAGAAGTTCTTTTCCAGAAGTATAATCAGCCTGATTAGCCCTAATTTGTAAATCAAGACGAATCGGACTTTCTGATACCCACTGTTGAAACTCTGAAGAGTTTACAGTGTCATTCCATTGTGGATATTCACTGTTCCATTTAGAAATAGTATTATGCTGTTCAGCGTCTCCTACACGTCCTACGATAGGGGCCAATTTTTCTTCTAGTACCTGAGAAATATATGATTCAGGATCATCATAAAAATCAGCTTTAGTTGGAGTATTACTGACATCGGTATTAGTAGTCTGTGATATCAACTTGTCTGCCAAACCTCTAAGCTCTCCTAACTCTTGTCCCTGTCTACCGTAATCTCTCTCAAGATTTTGATAAGACATAACGATATCTTCAAGATTTTTATCCTTAAATTTATCTGGAACAACAAAGTTCGAAGTGTTATTCGGTTGCGTATTATCTTGAAGGTTCTGAGGATTCTCAGTAACTTCTTCAAGTTCATCTCCTAGATTATCTACTATACGATCTGCCGTACTCATAATTTACCTCCCGCCTTTCGGTTATGGTTAATGGCCTTTTAATGACTTTACTTGTGAAGGAGACAAGTTACTGTAGTCATCTCTAGGTTCTCGTTTTGCTTCTTGTTCGTGAATCCTTGCCCATCTGTCCCCAGCTGTGGTAAACGCATCATCTGTTCCGTCTAACTGGGATCTGACAGGGGTCACAATCCTTCGTGCATTGCCTCCACAACAAGAACAAACTAATTGTTCGTTCCGTTGTGACAGTGAAGTAAATGTTTCAAATTGGTGTGAACAACGGTTGCATTCATATTGATAGAGAATCATGTTCCGGTATCCTGGTTTGGTCTTGTTCGTACACTGCTTCTATCATGTCAGCAAAGTTAATCGTTTTCGAAAGGATATCTACTTGTCCTTTGTAAAAATAAAAACTTTCTTCGTTACCGTTAAATGCCCCGCTCTTAATTTCCTCTAACGCTTGTCGTTGTTCTTCAACAAATTGTTTCCAACCCTCCCTGTGAAATACATCGAAATAGTTCTCGTAATATTTATCCTCGTCGATTTCATACATTCCGCTACCTCATCTAGATAATGGGACATGATTGCAACTGTTTAGTCGTCGTCCCGTCTGATTATAGCTGTGGTACATCTGGAACCGGTGGTGGTACATTTGGAACAGGTTGTGTCGGCATTGGATTTGCGGCAGGTTGTTGTAACGCGGAACCCAACTCATTTCTAATGCCCCCAAGAGAATCATCTACACTAGCTTGCTTTTCTTGCATAGCACTGATAGCTGTTAGTATTCCTTCCACCTGTTCCCGCATATCATCTACCGAACCTATTTTAGTTTCTGCGGTACTCTGTAAATCTTTTAATCTATCTATATAAGCTCCTAGTTGATTTCCCACTTCCTGGGATTCCGCTTTGGCTATGTTCATTATAGCTTCAGATTCTGATTCGATACGTTCGCTTTTAGCGCGTTCTAACATGATCTGTTTTTCAGCCACATCCAATCCAAACTTGTATTGCATTTCTTGTTCTTTAAGAGTGTTGCCGTTAGTAAGACGCGCATGGGCTTGAGCTTCAATAAACATCTTATCTTCAAGTTCTTTTTTCTTGAGTTCCAACTCTTGCATCTTAAATTGAAACTCTGGAGACTCTTCCGGTTTGGGAGGATTAAGTGTCTTTTCCATAAAACTTTGTATTAGTTTCCTTGCTTGTTCTTTATTGGAAAGACTGGAGTTTTCATATATAGAATCCAGGATAAGCCAATAAGCTGGCGAATCCGGTGGTACAGTATTCAGCAAATTAGAAAGTTGCTGCTGTTCAAATTCTCGCGCCATAATACCCATGCTGCAATGAACTACAAACTTATAATCTTTTACTGGATATCTTTCTGGATCAAAGTCCATGTAGCGCCACAAAGACTTCTTAACGAGCGGATCTAAAAAATGTCGTTCTACATTTTGCATAGTTCTTTTTTGACGCTTAATCGCCCCAGCCAACATCATTGACATCCCCGAAGCTGTATTGTTTCTTGGACTGATTCCAGTGGGTGTGGCAGAATCCATGGACCCTGTGCCCATCTGTATCATCCTTTCCAGCTCTCCGGTTTGCTGGTATGTGTTCGGATCTGGGCCGGGGAACTGTATGGGAAACAGTGACTCTCTGGGATTACCATTGGTTATGATGGTTTTGCCGGGATGTACCGACATTCCATTGTTGTTTCCACGAGGAAGAGACGCCACATCTACAGCGATCATGGGGTTGTTACTGAAACTAAGACCGTCAATGCGTGCTCGCATTTCAGCATCCAGTGCTTTTTGTGAGTTATAACCTTTCTCTGAAACACCACGACCAAAGAATCTATTTGGAACAGTATCGTGCTGATAAGCAATAATAGATCGATCTTTCATGATGTGAGGATTTTCTACAGCTTTCAGAACAAACGAATCGTTAGCAATAGTTACAATTGCTTCCATCAACTCTTCGCCGTCAATGTCCGTAGGTCGCGCATCGCTACCATCGTCCCCAAACAAGTGAACAACCATTTCGTTTGAGAACTGGTCGTTAATAAATTTAGCTGGAACTAGTCCGTGATATTCAGTAATCTTTACCTTTTCATCTGGAGAAATATCACCGAACTCTACTTTACCTGATGTGTTTCTGACATCATCTGTGCCCTCTGGTACCGAACCAAACTGACCCGCTTTATAAATACCTTCTTCTTGTTTCTTGGTAATCGTGTGTCTAGGTACCATCATGATGTGAGCACATCCCATAGCATCGTCAATGTTGCGTGCTACAGGATCTATAGCAAAGTTCATAGGCTCGATAGGAATCAATTTGATACGTATCCTATCTTTAGGAACAATCATAGGAGCACTGCCTGGTCCTACCGGATTATTAGGATCTAGAATAAATTCTCTTGTTTCGTCAATGACTATTTTTGCAATCCCCGTCCCGTAAATTGCAGCGTTAAGGTACGTTTCCGATATGGCGGATTTAACACCGTCGATCTCAAAATCTTCCAACAACTGCTTATTGAGAAACTCCATGTCTTCATTATCGGAGTCTGCTCTATCGTCCTGAAGATCAAGCCAACGGACACGTCCGAATGTAGCTTCCTCCAACTCAGCAACCGTTGATTCAATGGCTTGTTGCAAAGCAGGAGCGATAATTCTAGATCGCTCAGATTTTCTGGTTTTGTCTTTGGAAGACCATATGCCCCGCCAGAGTCTGTAATATTCATTCCACTTGTCTTTGAAGTTCTCATCTCGATACCTTATCCAAGAATCCACGCGCTCGGTTATCCACGAAGCCACATTATTTCGTGTGTCTGTGGGAGCTTGAGCATCCATGCTAGCTGGTTTATTAGTGTTATCGTCTACAAGAATATCTGAAGTTGCTGCCATATTCTATAACCTTGTTATAGGATTAGTATCCTGAAATAAGATCAAGTGGTTGCCACGATTCTTCGTGTTCGCTGGGATCAAAATACGCAACTCGTGCAACCTGATCTATGTATGCTAATGCGTCTAACATGTCATCGTGACTCATACGATTTGGGAAATCTAAACATTGATCCCTAAACTTTGTTAGGTATGCGCCATCGTTAAACGTGATTCGTCCGTGTTGCATTCTACCTTGCAACGCCCAAGTAATTCGTTCTATCTTTTTCTGTCCGCCGTGCCTGGTTTCCATCAAATTGGGATAGATGTTCAACCGCTTCATCTGGTCGTGTAAATACGGCAAAATGGCGTTCCTTAGAGATCCGCCTTCTATTCCAACCGACAACGGTCGGTACTTCCTAACTGCCGTTAATAGTCTTAAAGATGCTTCCCTGATGCCCCAACGTCCAGTGATTATATCGTCTACGTACCATCCATCTGTGCCTACTTTTACACAAGCGATTGCACATTCGTCAAATCGCTTCAATTTGGATTTAGTGGTGGCAATCGACTCTACATAACCGGCTGGGTCCATACTAAGGTACCAGTCGCCTTCGACCGGTTCTGTGCCTGTAATTATCTGCTCTTCAAGAAACATGTTGCCGCCGCCAGTACTGAAGTTCGCTTCGTATTCTTGGCGGAATGCCTCGTGAGACATTGTGCGACGTTTCTTTTCAACCTCCTCGCTATCGAGAAATGGGTTGTCAATGGATCGATATTCGAACGACGTCCAGTCTTCTTCGTCTTTTGCTTCTATCCAAAGGTCGTAAAAGTGATTCTTTCCTGCCGGGGTTCCTATAAATAGGGCTTTGCCCTTAACGTCTGTTAGCGTGGGTTGGATAATTTCTTCCCACGTTTCCGGTTTCATGGTGGCGAACTCGTCAAGTACCACAAACGACAAACCGACTCCTCTTAACGTATCTGGTTTATCCGAACCTTTCAAGTGAATGACTCTGCCGTTCTTAAGCCTCAACTGGGCAGTATTCTCCAATGCTGAATCATACATACCATCCGCCAACTTCTTTAGTTTTCTCCACACCGCATCTTTTGCTTGTTGAAAGGTGGGGGCCACGTAGAAAACGTCCTTATCAAGGAGATCGTAGCCAAATTCATTTTGTGGTTTCAACGCTTCAATCAAGAGGTTAATACAAGCCAGTTCTGATTTGCCCCAGCGTCTTCCCGCGACCACCACCTTAAATCTTGAGGGATCTCTAAAAACTTCTTCTTGGCCTGGGTGTAAAGTGAAGTTAAATTGCAATAATCCATGCCTTACTTAGCAATACCTTTGTACTTTTCCCAAGTACGTAAACCGCCCAATCCAAGCATTCCAAGTAGAACAGGCATCATTGCCCCCAAATCCACGGGGGGGAGATCCACATACTGCCCTCGTTGAACCAATACAAAAGTCAACACCGGCTGAGCAAGATAGGTGTAGAACAGCGCCAATCCACAAGACCATCCAATAAAAGGACGCCAACCTGCAACAAAAATGTTTCTGTGTACCGCTTCTTGACGGTTGACTTGTATTTGTGCAAGGTCAATCTGTGTGAGATGTTGGGACAAACGCGCCTCAATCTCTCGCTTTGCCTTTTCCTTCTCCTCCTTGTTGGGAAAGAATCTGTCTAGTACTTCCCCTACCAACGGTAAAATACTAGGCAATAATGTTGCAAAAGGCACTATTTCTTGCCCTTTTCCCTAACTAACATGGCAATGCCACCTACAGCCATTCCGACAAAAATAGCCACCTCGTTTTGACAAACGACTCCAAGTCCCACTAAGGCGCAACCAATTCCTGCCCAAGTGGAGGGTTCACATAATCTCTGTTTAGCCCAATCCATCCCGTCCAAGATAATCCAATTCATAATAGCTTCTCCTACAAATGAACTAGCGGGAAAGTTCCGTGGTGGAACTCATTGCGTGCTCCTTGCATGTCGAATCAACGTCTTGTTGCAACGCCAAGAATGTTGGTTCCCGCAAGCAAGTTGGATAACTTTCACTAATTAGTCTTGTTTCTTTTTCTGTATCCCGGAGGTATTTCACGGTCACTCCGCCGTTTGGACTGTGCTACAGCTGCGGCTAGTGTAGGAAACCCCTTGCCACCTCGCACCAAAGCTCTAATCTCCTTTTCCCTAGCTTTATTGGTAGATGTCGTTACATTGTAATAAAGACCATCAACCTCTATAGTTTCTGATTTCCTGTGCGACACGTTAGTCGTTGCTGCCGGGTTTTCCGCTTTTATTCTTTGCGCTAGCCGCTGTGGGGCTGGGACTGATGCCTGGAGCCTTCCAATCACGCGGAGATTTTACGCCGCTATTGGTTCCAGAC